GAAACCAATATAGAAGACTTAACTTTAATAGTTGGTGCTAAGGATGATCTTACTTATGGTTATCTTATAGGACCCCCAATATATACTAAATCTAAGCCTGTTGTACCCAAGCGCATGCATGAACATTCAGAGATGTCGAAACCATTTAAGTTTCTGGAACAAGTAGATGCAATGCTGCAAGGTGTGGAACAGGATTTTCATGAAGAACCCACCCCCCAAAGGGGAGTGATTACAGCCTATTACGGAACTACCAAAATAGGACGTAAGTTTATTCTTAAGAACGGATTTACTAGTAAAAGTGGTAATTTTAAATTATTTAAGAATAAGAGTAAGTTAACTAGACCTATCAAGTATGAAATTAGAGTCCAAGAAGATGATATAATCTTCGAAGATGATGAAATTATAGTGGTTGATAAAATAGAACAGCTTATGAGTGTAACTATTTATAATAATATAACAACTTTATTTACGCAGGTGAAACTGCAAGGTTTGAGTGATTATAATCCCTTGAATGTGATTAGAAATTTAAATGAAACTTTAGATGCTAGCAAGAACTTCTTTGGCAGGGCTGACAATATGTTAGGTGCTGCTACAGAGTGCTTGGAAAGAATGAAAGTTACATTATTTGGACAAGAGGTTCAGGGATTGTTACTCAAATTGACTAAGATCATTGCTAATGCCTTTATGGCAGAAAGAAAATTAATATTGTATAATTTAATACTTAACACATTTTTAGAATTTGGGAGTACCGTATATAATAGTTTATTATGCGCGATGAATATAGATACTGTTTTACAATCAGGTTTGACTGATATTATTAGTATTACTGCTTTTAAGAAGTATGTATCTGATAATGGTCAAATCAGTGCTCTGGTTGTAACCTCAGTTATTAGTATGATATTTTTAACCTTATTTGGTATCCCAAGTGGCAACTTAGATAGTATTATTAAAATAGTAGGGCAGAGAGCTCGATCTCTTAAAAATATTTATGATTTTTCCCAGGTGGGTAATAAGATGTTCGAGAGTATAGGTGATACATTAATGTATTACGTTTTTGGATGTACTAAGACCCCCGAGCTTGATCAGTATGTCTCCGGTTATAAGGAGTGGACTGATGAAGTTATGGGATTAGGTGATGTCACCAACAGTTTGAGTGTTCGTCTAGAAAAAGACGATAAACTAGTGCTTAAAATAGATAAATTGTATCGCCAAGGTGTTGCCTATGCTAGTGTCATAGGTAACATCAAAGGCAGACAAGAAGTAATTTTACATTATAATAGAGTATTTAAAATTATAGAGGAGGCTCGCAAGCTGTGCGACTATACTGGAGTTTTCGGTAATAAACCTCGTGTCAAACCTTTAGTTGTTCAACTATTTGGTGAGTCTGGGGTAGGAAAGTCTGGTATGAGTTGGCCATTGGCTTGTGACCTTAATATGTTATTTTCAGATAGTGTTGCAACAGCTAAAAACTTTGCACAAGAGATATATTCAAGAAATACTGAACAAGAATTTTGGGACGGTTATGCTGGACAGAATATTGTGGTGTATGACGACTTTGGACAAAGAGTAGATAGTGGTAGTTCACCCAATGAAGAATTTATAGAACTAATTCGTGCTGCTAATGTAGCGCCTTATGCTTTGCATATGGCCGAATTATCAGAGAAAAAGAGAACTAAGTTTATATCGAAAGTTATATTGTTATCTCAGAATGTCATTAACCTCAATGTCACGTCCTTAACTTTTCCTGATGCTTATAGGCGAAGGATAGATATATGTGGCAAAGTAATCTTAAAGAAAGAGTACGTTAAGAAAGGCTATTCAGCAACTACAGGTGAAATGGTAGAGCGTTTGGATCCTCTTAAGTGTGCAAGTGCAGTTGATACTGCGCCCTACTTAATTGAGATGTATAATGCTGAAAGTATGCAACCTATGTATAATGAAGAAGGGCCTGTAGTTTTAGATTATGAACAATTTTTAAAAGAATGTATTAGAATGACTAGATATAATATCTCCCAATCAGTTAATTTCAACAAGATCCTTGAGGAGCGTGTTGATGAGAGTAGATTTAACTTAATCAATGCATGTATGCAATCCAATTATATTCCAACCACATTTTATGAAATTAAAGATCAAATAATAGATGGAGTCAAGGAGGTCTACAATGAGTATGCTTCGCTTAAGAATAGTATTATCCTAGTTGGCGTAATCCTATCAGGATTAGGCCTCTGGGCATATTTTAAACCTGAGAAGAAAACCTCTCCAAAAAGATTAACAGATAAATTTTCCCTTGAGGCTAATAGTAGTGGTGATAGTAGAACTAACAAGTCTAAAACCGTAGCTAGAGAAGCCAACGGTAGTGGTGATAGTAGAACTAATAAAGCTAAAATTGTTAAAAGGGAATCTGATAAAATAGAAACTATAAATATTAAAAATCGTTTTGTTGATTCTGATGATGGTTGCTCCTTGGAGGCAGCCGTCTCGGGTGACATGCGAACTAAACATAGTAAATCGATTGTTAGAGAGAGCGTGGAAGTAGATATGCAGGCATGGAAAGACGCCAGCGCTCAAGATTTAATTAATACTAGAGTGTTGAATAATTTATACATGATTAGTGTGAAACGTGGAGATTCTTTTAATAAGATTCTCCAGTGTTTGTTTATACGAGATACTGTAGCTCTAGTCCCCAAACATTTATTTATGAGTATTACTGATGAAGATACTATTAAAATTAGGAACATTTTTGGTTCGGAGTTTATCCTTCCAATGAAATGTATTAAAGCTAAGAATATCGTAAGTGTTAATGGTTATGATAAAGACGCAGCATTGTTACAATTCCCTAGGTATGTGAATGCACATTCAGATTTAGTTAAACATTTCCAGACTATGCCAGAATTAAGTGTACGTAGAGCCGATGTGTGTGTGCCCACCATTAGAAATTATGGTGGTGTCAATACGTTGACCGTGTTAGGTAATAGTAGTGCTCGTATGTTTGGTGCCCAGTTTAATACTGAGCACGGGACTATGACAGTAAGGGATTGTCTGGAGTACACATTAAATACAATAAATGGAGATTGTGGTTCACCAGTAGTGTGTCAAGAGACAACATTCATTAGAAAAATAGCAGGCATCCATATTGCTGGTAGTACTGATGGTACCAAAGCTTATGGACAATCTATTACACAACAGGACCTGCTAACAACTTTAGAGCAATTTTCCAAGGTCGTGACAACTGACTTTGACTCTTTGCCCAATATTGAGACTAAGAGTGTCAAGTTACAACAAAATGTGGAATATAATGAAGAAAGTCTAATTAAATTATTAGGTGTGGGAATTGATACATTTGGAAATTTGGGGGATTGTACGAATAAGATCTTCGTACCCTCAAAAAGCGACATAAGAAAGTCAATATTTTATGACAAAATTGATCCAGTATTGACAGCGCCAAGTGTACTATACTCTCCTGATGAAGATATTATGATTAAGAACATGAAGAAGAATGCTATCAATACCCCCTATATTTTAGATTCTGAGGTTGATGCCGCCGTGAGCGAAGTGGAACGATTACTTTTAAGTAATCGAGACCCTGAGCTTGCGCGTGTGTTAACCTACGAGGAAGCTATAAGGGGATGTGATCATTCGCCCTACCTTTCAAGCCTCAATCGTCACTCTTCGGCCGGCTATCCTTGGGTTTTACAACGCAAAGCGGGTAAACCAGGAAAGACCGGCTGGTTTGGTGATGATGAGGTATTCCTATATGATGAAACAGTAAGAAAAGCTGTGGAAGCTCGAATTAGTGATGCCAGCAAAGGTATCAGGACTCCCACAGTGTGGTCTGCAACTCTTAAGGATGAACGTAGACCCCTTGAAAAAGTATTAGCTCGCAAGACACGAGTCTTTGCGAGCGGTCCCCAAGATTATACGATAGCCTTTAGGCAGTATTTCTTAGGATTTATAGCACATATAATGGAAAACAGAATTGATAATGAACAATCAGTAGGTACTAATGTGTACGATTATGATTGGACTCGCACGGCGAAGAAGCTTATGACCAAAGGCGATAAGGTGTTTGCTGGCGATTTCTCTTCATTTGATGGCACATTAAATAGCAATATTATGAGTAAATTTGTGTCAGTTGTAAATAAATTTTATAATGATGGTCCAGAGAACGCTCTTATTCGTGAGGTGTTGTTTTTGGACGTTTATAATAGTATTCAATTATGTAACAATAGATTTGTTAGTCTTTCTCATTCCCAACCCTCGGGTAATCCATGTACCACTATTTTAAATTCTTTTTATAATAGTGTTAGCATGAGAATCGCTTATTATAGGTGTATGGGTAACCATGAGAAACCATTTGACGACCATGTTAGCATGGTATCCTATGGTGACGATAATGTTATTAATCTAAGTGATAGTGTAGCAGACAAATTTAATCAGATAACTGTCACTAACGCTTATGCTAGCTTTGGTATGATCTATACAGATGAAACCAAAAGTGACCAACAACAACCCTTCCGACAACTAAGCGAGGTCGCTTATTTGAAACGAAAGTTTAGGAAGGATGGCCCAGTCTACCGGGCGCCAATGCCTATGGAGGTAATTATGGAAACACCCAATTGGGTGCGGAAATGTACCGATGAACAAGGTGCGGCATTAGATAATATTAGAGATAGTGTTTACGAACTCGCTCAATATTCAGTAGAACATTTTAAAGAACACAGTTCTAGGCTAATAGATATAGCCTATTCTGTAACAAATCAATATCCTGAGGTATATCCTTATGAAAGGTATATCTCCGATTGGGACCGAAACATGGGTTTTGGTGTCCAATCAAATTAATAAACATGAAGTGAGAATTACAAGTATGTAATTCCACAAGTAACTATGTTCCATTGGAGCAGGTGTCCACAAAACATCGAGCCCTTTGGAGCGCAAAATATAGTTACTTTAAGTAATAATGTACAGTATAGCATGCAGGTTTTGCCGCTAACTCTCACTTCATGTGAGGGTTATTAGGATTTTCCCTGCAAATTAAGATCCTTAATTATATACTAAAAAAAAAAAAAAAAAAAAAAA